TTAAGACATAAGAGTCATAAAATGGAATGCCCAAGCAAAGATTATTTTCATCCCATAACTCTTTAAGAGTCTTGCAGTCTATTCTTGGATAATAATAAAATCCTCTGGTGCTTGCACTAGTTGAAATTTTAATTAGATTTTGATAGCCTTCAGAATTCCTGATGAAAACTATAACTTTATGCTCCTTATCTTTGGATTCAGCAGTCTTGTTGTCTATATCATCACATACAGTCAATCGCAAACCAAATCTTAAATCTAATTTGGCATCTTCGCAAGACTTGTAAGCCTCAAGAAATCCAGAGATAGAGTCATCGACAAGATAAACTTTATCTAAACCAAGCTTTTTAGAGATATCTATTATTGAACTTGGTTCATCTGCATCGCTAGATCCAGCCTTGGCAAGCGTTAAAACAGACTTCCCAAGACTATAATGGGACTTAAAAAGCGGGATCGCTGAATACTCCATGCCTTAGTATGGCTCTGAAAGTTTGGAAGTCAATCAAAAAGTCAACTCATCTTTGCGCCAGAATGGGCAACCTTTGTATTCTTTTTTATTTATAAGTTTTACCTTGGGATCATTAACCAAAGAGTTCTTATCAAAAGAAGATTTAACGTATTTATCATTCTCGTCTACGCCAACATAAAAAGTATTTGGAAGCCTAGATGGGCATATCCACTTACCGGGGACATCGCTGCCGCACATCCATTTCTTTTTAGGAGATTTAGCTGCGAGATTTTCTACAGCTTTCTTTTCATCAAAAGAAGAAATATATCCAGCTACATAACTTAAATAAGCTTTGAAACCTTCCAATTGTTCAGCAGTTGGCTTAGGGGCTTCTTGGATTGGCTGCTTCTTAAACTTAAGAAAAATAAAAGAAACATCTGGAATATGACCTTTGGTCTTAAAAACTGCCAAAGAGTACATTAAATTTTGCAAATTGAAATCAATCTCTTCTTTAGAGAACTTTCCTTTGCTTGACTTATAATCGTAAATTTTGTATTCGTTATCACTAAATTTAGCGAGCTTGTCGATAAAACCATTGATAATATAATCTTCTTCTTCTAGTTTAAACTCGGACTCCGCCTCGACAAGTATAGCGCCAGAACAGAAAAAATCACTTTGAAGACCAGTCTGGATCATAGAGTATATCATCTCCAGATTTTCCTCGTCATCAACCTTGAGCTTTTTGGCGTTTTTTAAGATAAGTTTATGTATAGCTGGGTTTTTAATTACGCCAGCTTTACCGGAGCACAAATCTTCAAAATACTTCTTATGCCTATCAGTTAATAGAAGCTCAAAAATTAAGTGGCAAATTGTGCCTCTAGATGCCCCAGAGTTGGAGATATCAGGCATCTTAAAAATATATTTAGTATAGTAAAGCCAACTGCATCCTTCGGCAGTTTTGATTTTACTAGCACTTAGCTTTACTTTTTCTACGGCGCTCATTGTATTGAATTATACCAGTTACTGATCAGAGATCTATCTTTTAAATGCATTTCACCGAAATCTTTTGCTCCAAATGGCAGTTTTATTTCTACTTGACTGGGATCAAAGTAGTTCAAAAGTCTTTGCTTGGCAGATTCCGCAGCCATGTTTCCAGCAGCATTGTTGAAGCTATCGTCATTAAAGGCAATTACAATTTTCTTAGGATTGTATCCAATGAGAGAATAAACGATCTTCGGGGAAAGGTTCAATCCAAAAGATACTATACAATTATTTATCCCATTTTCTCTTAGAGCAAGCATATCGCCTATGCTTTCGACAAGAATTATTTCTTTGGAAGATTTAATGTCTTTAGCGTTAACTTTAAGAGGGAACGCCCACTCTTTCTTATCACCAATAAGTTTCCATTTTGGGCGACCTTCTAGACTGATTTTAGAAACATCTCTGCCAGCAAAGCCAACTATTTCATCCTTGCAGTTGAATATTGGGAATACATATCGATTGAACATCTTGCCAGTGGTTGCAACGCCGCCCTGAAAAGGAGCAAGAGTTTGGCTCGATATTCCTCTATTGCACCAATAAGAATCGTCTCTAAGAAGCTTGATCAATAAAGATTTATCAAATACAGTGGTTTGAGTTGTAGTTACTCTTTGCTGATGCTCTTCTTCATTAGAAGTATTGATTCCTTTTTCAGAAATCCATTTTTTGGCTTCGTCTATAGACTTTAATTTAAGAGTCAGCCTAACTAAATCTTCTATAGACCCACTAATATTTTCTTTGAAGTCAACCCATTGCCCAGAATTCTTCCAAATCCTGAGTACGTTATCGTTACCAGAATCTCTATAAAGAGGTCTGGTTCTGAATTCTCTGCCATGATCTGTCAGAGTGTAACCGATATCTGTTAGTATCTGTCTTACTGATTCGCAATCGTTCATAGAACTTCGCCATCACCAGAGTCATCAAGTTCGGGCCTCAAAGCTTTAGCAGACAAAACATCCTCTAAAGTTCCAGTCTCCTCAACATTAAAGTTATTAATATTGAAGCTTATATAATTAGGAGCGTATTTTATCTTCTTGCCCTCTTTGATCCTAACTAAATCATGATGACCGGCGGAATCCTTGCCTTGGAAACGCGTGGCCAGAGGAATGAGCTTATGAGACCCAAACTCTGGTCCATCATCAGCAATCTCTTCGACGCTCTTGCGCCGAAAAATGGCAACGAATGACGCGAACCATTGGAGCCGATCAGATTGAGAAATCGCGCTGCTATCATCAACGCCGTTTTCAGCGCTTCGGTTAAGCTGGCAGGCGGTCAAAATGGGAACATTCAATTCTGAGCATAGCTCTTTCAAAGCGTTGACTTTTTCGCCAATCAACTGATGTTCTTGTTTATTCTTATCAGACTCGCCGGTAAGCTTAATATAATCGTATACAATAACACATTGATTTCCTCTGCCTACCTTAGAGAAATACCAGCGCTTCACGATAGATACAACTTCTTCAATAGGTTTACCAGCTACCTGAAGGTGATCTACTTGGTTGCTTAATGACTTAATCTTGCTTTTGCTTTCTTCGAATTTCTGGAATAGGCTCGCATTCTTTTTCCAATTGCCAGTCTCAAGATGCCAAACTGGAATGCCAGTCAAAGAAGATGCTATTCTGAACTTCATGTCTATAGTAGACATTTCAGTGTCTAGAACCAAAGCTCGACAGCCTTTGTTTATCGTGGTGATCTTGATGGCTAGATCGTTCAAGATCGTTGATTTTCCGTGCTTTGGGCGGCTTACCCAAGCATAGATATTACCGGGGCGAATACCACCATAAAGACGATTAAAGTTTTGATATGGGCTAATTAAGCCAGTATCTTGGATCGGATTATTCCCGCGTTCTTCGATAATTTCTATAACATTAGCAGTTATGTCTTCAGGCTTATTATTTTCAGCAGCATAAACACAAATCTTGCTATTATAAATCTTATCTGATTCGTTGATGATTTCTTCGATTGGCTTTTCGGCGCATGAATTAGCAAATTTTTTGATCTCGTCTCCGGTTTGTTCTATCTCGCGGCGGATTCTGAGTTTAAGAAGCTCCTTCGCGCCTTCGATCAAGCCAGCTTGAGACGTTGGAATGAGGCAAATACTATTGACATAATTGAAAATATCAATAGACTGATCTTTAAATGTTATGCCAAGATTCTGGCACTTCTGGGATATTAGAACTTTGTCTATCTGCTCTCCCTTATTAAAGGTCTCTTTAAAGACGCAAAAAATAGTATAATGAACCTCATTGATGAAATCGCTGTCGCTAATAAAAGCTTCAATGTCAGCAAATGAAGTTGGGAATCTGATTAGTCCAGATAATACGTATTTTTCTACCTGTAGTGAATATATCGCCATTAAAGTTTGATGTTAAATTTATCTACGAAAAACTGCTCTGTTAGGTTTTTTACTTCATCTTCATAAATCTCCACCAATTGAAACTTATTTAAAGAAAGCCACTTTTCTTTAGCAACGTCTCTCTTAATAGACTTCAAATAGTTTAGACGCGAATCTCCATGAAAGAATTTATTATAAGCAGAGTGCTGCTTTCCATGGACCTCTACAGCTATTCTTAGAGTAGCGTTAACGATATCGACTTTGAGTCGAGATCCGAAAACAGGAAACTCTTCGTAGACAATATGATTTTTCCAGTACTGTTTAAGAAATTGCTTGGTATTAAATTGTACTTTGGATCGAGAAGCAGCCTCCCAATCTATCAAATATTGAGAGACGTTTTTGCTTACAACCTTTCCATATACATTAAAAAGCTTCATTTCTTAAGAGCGCTAATAAACTTATTGAATAGATACTTGGTAATATCTTGATGCTCTTCTAGGAAGTTCTTTAGATTAGCCTCTCCTTGATGCTGCTTTGGCATTTCAAGGCTGTTGTCGGCAAGCTCTTTGATAAGTTCATCAGTGATAGTGATCCAAGCTCCCTTGGCATGAGCGAACTCCCAAGCCAAAAGCTGGTCTACAATCTCGTACTCGACCCAAACGCTTGATCCGTTAGAGCGGCCATACTTAATTGGATAGCGAACTTCTCTGCCAGACTTCTCGTTAGGAGTCTTCTTAAAGACAATCTTGCACCAATGTCCGACTGGATTGCCTTCTCCCTTTGCATTGGCATAAATAAAATCCTTATTCCATCTCTGCTGGAATTCTAGAATCCAGTCTGAATAGTGGAGAGCAGCATTTCCGCCGCTGGCATTAGTGACCTTTGGATCGCCCTTCTCATACGGATTGATCTTAATAGAAGATCTAACCTGAGAAATAATAAAACAAACATGTCCGCGAGAAGAGAAAGCCGCAGCCATCTTCCTCAAAAGATCAGAGGTGAGCAATGCCGCTCCAGCGGTTTTATTCGCTTCGGTGGCGGACTTCGCCAAATCGTTTCTAGGAACCAATGCGTCTAGACTGTCGATAATAAAGAAATAAATATTCCCATCATCGTTATCTTTGATGAGTTCGCGCATAGTGTCGGTAACGAATTCGTAGTCGTTCGTTGGGATCACTCGCCACTTGCTTGGATCTGTATTGACGCCAGATCTCGCAACCATATTTTCGCTCAAGCGCCCTTCAGATTTAATATAAATGATGCAACCCTTTTCCGGATGCAAGAGCTGAAAATTACGAGCAAAAGATAAAGCGTTGCTGGTTTTTCCGCCTTCAGTGATTCCTGAAGACCTGATGATACCGGGGTGGATTCCGCCACCCATTTCGATATCTAAAGTAAGGCTTCCGCTGCTTACAACATAATCAATATTATTGTCAAAAGCGTAGTGGTGGTCTTTGTTTCTATTAAGAATGCTATCCAGCACCTTAAGCTTGCCTGAAGAATTTGAAACCTCGGCTTCTTCTTGGACTTCTTTTTTTGGTCTTGCCATATTATTTATTGTTGAAAATATTTAGAAACTGCTTGAAAGATGTGGGTTTTAAAACGACCTCAGTTGGAGGCGCGACAGGATTATCTTCTAAAACTATCTCCTGCTTTTCAAAAGAAAGAGATTGATACTTTTTGATATCGTTTAAGAATTTTTTTCCGTTGTCTCCCAGAAACCAAGTCAGAGAAGAAACTTTCGTCCTTCCATTGAGGCTCATCAACCAATCAAAGCTATATTCTTTTATCAACTTTGTTGCAATCCGCATTTCATTCGGCCAATTGCAAGATTTAGTATCTGAAAGAAATAAAATAATAATCTGCTGCTGCTGACTTAGCTTTCTCGGTTTCTTCGTTTTCGCAGTCATCGCTCCAACTATGCGTGGTTACGAGGATTTGTCAAGCAAAGAGATGTCGTGGGCCACCATTTTCTGCACCAAGCTCTTGAAATCAACCTTTGGCGACCATCCAAGCTCTTGTCTAGCTGGAGTTGAGTCTCCCATCAGCAAATCTACTTCTGCTGGCCGATAAAATTTTTCATTTACCTTAACCAAAGTAGAGGACATTGGCTCTTTTGAAATAGCATATTTTGTAGAAACAGTATACTCTTCATTAATTCCTGAGCCATGCCAAACTCCATCGATTCCGGCTTCTAAAAATGCTAGTTCTACAAATTCTCTAATAGAATGAGTTTCATTACTAGAAAGAACATAGTCCTTTGGAGTCTCTTGGTTAAGCATCTTCCATACTCCATCTACAAAATCTTCGGAGTCAGACCAATCTCTTTTAGCGTCTAGATTTCCTAAATTAATTGGCTCAAAAGCTTTGTCATTTTTTATAGCGTTATATATTCTTGCTACACCTTTTGATATTTTTCTAGTAACAAACTCTTCTCCTCGCTTGGTTCCTTCGTGATTAAAAAGAATGCCGTGGACAGCGTACAAAGAGTAAGACTCTCTATACACTTTGACTAAATGCCTTGCTGCGGCTTTGGATGCGCCATACGGACTGCGAGCGCGGATTGGATGCTGTATATTTTGAGGAGAATAATCTACGTCTCCAAATTCTTCGCTAGATCCAGCAGAGTAAAATCTGCAACTAGGATGAAATCTTCTGATAGCCTCTAAGCATCGAGCTACTCCTGTGGCGTTGGCGTCAAACGTTTGGAGGGGTATTTCCCAGCTACATCCAACAAAGCTTTGCGCGCCAAAATTAATAAAATAATCTGGTTTAATTGATTGCACTATTCCATCAATACTTACAGCGTCAGATAAATCTCCATAAATAAATTTAAATCTTGGATTGTTGATAAATTTTTGGCAATTAATATA